CGCTGCTCGACTTCGCACGAATGATGGAGACGTTTGATAAGGCCCGCGTCTCCTTCGTGAGCGTAACGCAGCAGTTCAACACGGCGACCTCGATGGGCAGATTGATCCTGAACGTGCTGCTCTCCTTCGCCCAGTTCGAGCGCGAGATCATCAGCGAACGGACGCGCGACAAGATGGCGGCGACGCGCCGCAAGGGCAAGTGGTCGGGCGGCCTGCCGGTGCTCGGCTACGACATCGATCCGCAGGGCTACCGCCTGGTCCTCAACGAGGACGAGGCGGTGCAGGTGCGGGCCATCTTCCAACTGTATCTTCAGCACCAAGCGTTGCTACCAGTGTTGCAGGAGTTGGCGAAGCGGGGCTGGACGAACAAGCGCTGGACGACGCGGGCTGGCCGGCAGTGCGGCGGCCGGGAGTTCTCGAAGTCCAGCCTGCACCGGCTGCTGACCAACCCCGTCTACGTGGGCAAGGTCCGCTACAAGGAGGAGATCCACGACGGCGAGCACCCCGCCCTCATCGATGAGGAGACATTCCAGCGCGTGCAGGCACTGCTGCTGCGGAATGGGCGCACCGGTGGCGCTCCGGTCCGCAACCAGTTCGGCGCCATGTTGAAAGGGCTGCTGCGCTGTGTTCCGTGCGGCAGCGCGATGACGCCCAGCCATACGACGAGGGGCGATCGCCGCTACCGCTACTACACCTGTGTCGGCGCCCAGAAGCGCGGCTGGGGAACCTGTCCTTCCAAGTCCATCCCAGCCGCGGAGATCGAGGCGGTGGTCCTCCGGCAGATCCGCTGCATCGGCCGCGACCCGGACCTGCTGCACCAGACGCTGGCCCAGGCCCGCAAACAGGAGGATGAGCGGATGGCCGAGTTGGACGCCGAGCGGCGGGTGCTGGAGCGCGACCTGGCCCGCTGGCATGCCGACATGCAGCGGCTGTCGGGGCAGCTGGGCAATACCGAGGGCGACCGCTCGGTGGTCTCCCGTCTGGCGGACTTGCAGGAGCGGATCGACATGGCCGAGAGGCGGCTGGCGGGCGTGCGCGAGCAGGTGCAGGAGGTCCGCCGGCAGGGGATCGACGAGGAGGAAGCGCGACAGGCGTTGTCGGCTTTCGACCCGGTGTGGGCGTCGCTGACGCCCTTGGAGTAGGCCCGACTGGTCGGATTGCTGGTACAGCAGGTCGCTTACGACGGGGCGACGGGCAAGGTGGCGATTACGTTCCACCCCACGAGCATCCGCGCCCTGGCCGATGAGTTGTCCCACAAGCAGCAGGAGATGAGCGCATGAATGAGACGTTGACCGTCGAGTGCCGAACCGAGTTCCGCCGTCTAGTCAAAGGGCGCAAGCAGCTACAAGATGCCCCGGAGGGGCCCCGCACGGTCGTTCCGCCGGGCCGCGTTCCGCGGGTGGCTCGCTGGATGGCCTTGGCGATCCGCTTCGAGCAACTGCTCCGCGAAGGCCAGGTAGCCAGCTATGCGGAGTTGGCGCGGCTGGGCCATGTAACACGCACCCGCGTCACCCAGATCATGAACCTACTGAACCTGGCGCCGGACATCCAGGAAGAGATCCTGTTCCTACCGCGGAGGGAGCGCGGCCGTGACCGCCTCATCCTCCGGGATCTCCAACCTCTCGCCGCTACCTTCGAGTGGGATCGGCAGCGGCATCAGTGGGTCGAGCTTTTGGCCAAGTAGGCGCCCTGGCGCAATTCTGAGAATACATTCACCTATTTGCTTGCACGACTCTTATCGGGGCGTTAACTAATGGATTTAGAGACCCCTGCAGCCAGCGCAGTCCGCAGCCGACGGAGGTCCACCCCATGGGCACACAACGAGTCGGCACACTCCCCGATACCGCACCCTGGCGCCGCGTCGTCGGATTGATCGCCGAGGACGCCGACGTCGCCACCATCGCCGCCGCTACCACCGAAGCCGCGCTAAAGGGGCTCGAAAAGGCCCGCGGCGACGAGGGACTCGTCTTCAGCTTCTTCCTGCTGGGGCGCTTTGCCCTCGCCGCCCGCAACGACGACTTCGCCGGTGCCCTCCGCGAGGGGGGAATCGATGTCGCCGGCTATCCGAATGTCTTCGATCTCACCGCCGCCTTCACCGAGGCAGTCGATCGACACCTCCAGCGGACGAGGCGTCGGACCGACCTGGGCGAGATGGCCCAGCTGGCGGCCGTCGAGGCGCTCACCGGGCTGCTGGGCCAGCGATCGGCTGGCCTGTTCGGGACGACCGCCGCCGAGGTGCGCCGCGAGGCCAAGAAACTCTCCACCCAGCGAGGCTTCGGCACTCTGACTCACGAGTTCTTCGCCTGCTTCACCCAGCGTTTCCTCGGCTACCACCTGGGACGCGAATTGCCCCTGCACATCGGCGGCAACGGCCGCTTCGCCGACCCGGAGCAGCACAACGCCTTCGTCGCCGAGTTGAAGGTCCACTGCCGCGAGGCCGCCGCAATCGTCCGCGACTTCGCCGGCCAGTGGTACGGCAAGGCCCTTTCTCCCAAGGGCAAAGGGATCACAGCCGCGAGTGCCCGCGGATTTGTCAGCCACGCCCTGACCAAGCTGCACGGCCAGCTGAGGACCCGGGGGGCGCGCGATGGCTGAGCGTCACCTCGTGCTGTGCGGCGGTACCTCGGCGACAAAACTGGGACGCGACTGGCAGCACGCGCCCGAGCTACGCTTGCATATCGGGAGGGGACGCAACGATGTGCATCTACGCCTGGACCATTTATCCCAGCGCTTATGCGCGAAGCTGCCCGATGTCGCCGCCGATCTGCTCGAGTTGGGGGCCTACGTTTACACCGCCGACCAAGCCATCACCCGAGGCGGCCAGGTGGAGTTCGAGTACGGCGAACGCTGGCGGCGGCATTTCTGCTTCGTCGTTCCCGTCCGTCGCCCCGACATCTGGCGAAACGCGGCCGTCAAAGACGTGCTCACCGAGACGCTGAGTTTTCTCTCCGACGACGACTACGAATTCCAATTTACCAGCCGGCGCAAGCCTTCCCCCCTGAGCCGCTACCTGTTCGATGAGGTAGAGCCCGACACCGGCATGGACGAAGTTCTCCTCTTCTCCGGCGGCCTGGACTCCTTGGGCGGGGCGGTTCGGGAGATCTTGCTGGGGCATCACAAGGTCGTTCTGGTCAGCCACTGGTCCAACTCCAAGATTTACGCCCGACAGCGTCAGCTCGTCGCCGGCCTCAACGAGCACATCGCTTCCGGGCGCTACCACCCCTTGCACGTCGCCGTCGATGTCAACAAAGGCAAGGTGTTCGGCCGGGATTTCAACCAGCGCACCCGTTCGTTCTTGTTCGCCGCCGTGGCGGCTGTGGTCGCTCGGGTGTTCGGGCTGTCGCGTCTACGCTTTTACGAGAACGGCCCGGTCAGTTTGAACCTGCCGATCAGTCCGCAGGTGCTCGGCGGGCGGGCCTCGCGTACCACACACCCGCGCGTCCTCAAGGGGTTTGAGCGAGTACTGACGGAGCTGTTCGGCCAACCCTTTCGCGTGCAGAACCCCTTCCTGTGGGAGACCCGGAGAGACGTGCTGGCCGAGATCCAAGCGGCGGGTTGCAGCCGCCTGTGTGCGCGGACCAGCAGTTGCGGGCACACTTGGCAGCAGACCACTGAGCATCCGCACTGCGGTCGTTGCTCGCAGTGCCTGGACCGCCGCTTGGCCGCGCTGAGCGCCGGTTTGACCGATGAGGACGACCCGCCCGGCCGCTACCGCTCCGATGTCATTACCGCTCCCATCGACGGCGCCGACCTCATCCTCGCCGAACGCTTTGTGGGCCACTTACTGGATGCCGATGGCATTCCCAATGCGGCGGCCTTCCTGGTGCGCTATCCGGAAGTCGCCCGCTTCCTGCGATACGTGGACGAGCGGCCCGCCCAGGCGGCGGACCTGGCCCTCAAGCTGTATCGTTGTCACGCACGGGCGGTGCGTGAGGGCTTGCGTGCGGCGGCGCGGCAGGTCTCCGACCCCGTGTCCTGGCTTCGTGTGCCGGTGAATTCCCTGTTCGGCATCGCCTACGGGCGACCCTACCTCCAGCCGGGCAGTGGCAGAGCGCCCACTAGCCACGAGGCTCGATCCTCAACCACCCCTCCACGCCAACTGGTGCTCGACGAGGAGACCTTCGAGGCTAGGCTGGGGAACCAGTCTTGCTTCTTGGGCAACACCATCGAGTTCCACCTCCTGGCCCTCCTGAACCGCCGACCCGGCCGCTATGTCTGCATCGACACGCTCCGCGAGGATGTCTGGCAGGACCAGGAGACGGCCAAGAACACCATCCAGCGGACAGTCTCCAACCTCCGCCGCAGCCTTGGCAATGCCGGCATGGTAGGCGTCCTCATCGACGGCAGCCAGAAGGGCCATTACGGTCTCCTCCTGTCCACCTGACCAACCCCCAACGAGATTTCAGCGCCACCTCCAACGGCGTTTCAGCGCGCTCCGGCAGACTGGATTCATGACAGTCGCCGTGGTGGCGACCGCAAGAACCCAGGAGGACGCCATGAGCGCATCCGGTGATCTGCCTACCAAACAGTCCCTGTCCGCCGATCAACAACGCTTCGTCGAACTGCTCCAGCGCATCCGCTATGGGCGCATCCCCCGCTTGCAGGTCCGCCGTGGACAGCCGGTCTTACAAGCCGATCTGTCCTGGCGGCGAAACGTGAAAGTGCTGGGCGAGAACACCCCGCACCCGTCTCTGCACTCCCCAGACTTCCCCTTGCGCAAGGAGGTCGCGGAATTCTTTCGCCTGCTCACCGCTTTGGGCGACGGCGAACTCGTGGATCTCGAAGTCCGCAATGGACTGCCCTTTTGCTTTGACGTGATCGAGCGGCTGCCGGCCTGAGCCTGCGGCAACGGTCTGAACAATTTGGAACCAGACAACCGGCCGGCCGCGAGGCGGAGGTCGTTGTGGGTGACGCCGAACCAGGCATTACTCGCAACGCCGCCTCTTCGCGGCCGGCCTGCATTTCCCCGCCTGTCGTCGTGGCCCACAGCCCGCTCCTCCTCGGCCGGAGGAGATCATCCATGGCCCACGACAACTATCCTCACGACCTCGATCCCCTTATCCGACAATTGATCCGACGCAAAGCCCGGCTGCTGACCGGCCGTGCCCGATTGAGCCCCGAGGATGTCGAGGATCTCATTCAAGACTTCCGCGTGGAACTGCTGCAAAAACTGCCTGCCTTCGACCCCAACAAAGGTTCGATGGGCGCCTTCCTCAAAACCCTGATCGACCATTTTTTTGCCAACTGGCTGCGGCACCGCTTCGCCGCCAAGCGCAACCCGCAGCGTGTCGTCTCCTTGAACATGCTGGTCCGCAACGACGAGGGCCTTTTGATCGAGCTGGGCAAGGCCATCACCCACGACGTTCACAGCAAACGCCACGGACGCCGTGTGCGTTCCGACCAGGAACATGCCGACCTCCAAATCGACGTGGAAGGCGTTCTGCACTCTTTGCCCCGCGGGTTTCGCGACGTGGCGGATCAGTTGAAGGACAAGTCGTTCACCACCGCCGCCCGCGAGCTGGGCATGCCACGCACGACTCTCCACGAGTGGGTCCGCCGACTGCGGCAGCACTGCGACCGCCACGATTTGAGGGATTTTTTGTGAAACGCGCCGTCAGTTCGCCCCGGCGCCGGGTAGGAGAAAGGTACCGGGGAAGATTTGCAAAGGATGCGAAACAGGACTCATTCGGAGGACACGACCCATGAACCAGATCGTTTACCACTACACCTTCGGCCCCGACGTTCCCATTGAGGAGGTCGAGGCCACCCTGCTCTTGGCGGTGCTGGCCGCCGAGGGCCTGCACGGCGAGGCCGAGGTGCGCCTCGAGGGGGCGCACTCCTTCGACCCCGACCGGCGCGTCTGCGTCATCGAGGCGGAAACCGCGGTCGGCCGCGACATCAACCGCCTGTTCGTCAGCTTCATCCGCCACGAGTTCGGCAGGGACGCGTTCCAGGTGCGACGCGTCGATGCCGTTCCCCAACCCCAACCCCAGGAGGCATAGTCATGACCATGATGTCCCGCATCCTGCGCGGTCGGTCCACCAAGCCGCCGCGGTTGCTCGTCTACGGCACGGAGGGCATCGGCAAATCGACCTTCGCTTCCGGCGCAGCCAAACCCATCTTCATCCAAACCGAGGATGGCCTGGACGAGATTGCCTGCGACAAGTTCCCGCTCACCACCAGCTACGGCGAGGTCCTGAGCGCACTCACGGAACTCCACACCGAGGAGCACGACTACGAAACAGTTGTTATCGACTCGCTGGATTGGCTGGAGCGGCTGATCTGGGACAGGGTCTGCCAGGAGACCGGCGCCAAATCCATCGAGCGTGCCGACGGCGGCTTCGCCCGCGGCTACACGCACGCCCTCACCTACTGGCGCGAGGTCGTGGAGGGGCTGAATTTGCTTCGCAACGACCGCGGCATGGTCGTCGTGCTGATCGCTCACGCCAAGGTCGAGAAGTTCGAAGATCCAGAATCCTCACCGTATGACCGCTACTCGCCGCGCCTGCACAAACACGCTGCCGCGCTCATCGGCGAGTGGTGCGACGCGGTGCTCTTCGCCACCCGCAAGATCCGCACTCAGACCGAGGACACCGGCTTCAACCGCAAGCGGACCATCGCGCACGCCATCGGCAAGGACGGCGGCGAGCGCGTCCTTCGTACCGTCGGCGGGCCGTCCTGTCTCGCCAAGAACCGATTCGGGATCGCCGAGGACCTGCCGCTCGCGTGGGCGGCGTTCGTGGCGGCCCTGTCTACCAACCAGATGGAAGGAATTTTGAACCATGGCTGATTTACGTGGCTTTGACGCCAACCAGGTCGAACCGACGACGGACTTCGAGCCCATCCCGGCGGGCAAGTACCTGGCCGTCATCACCGAGTCCGAGATGAAGGCCAACAAGGCCGGCACGGGGCACTACCTGCAGCTGACCTTCGAGATCCTCGACGGCCCCTGCAAGGGGCGCCGGCTGTGGTCGCGGCTCAACCTCGCCAACCCAAACTCGATGGCGGTGCAGATCGCCCGGGCGGAGCTGTCCGCCGTTTGTCGGGCTGTCGGCGTGCTGGCGCCCAACGACTCGGCCGACCTGCACAATCTGCCGTTGGTGGTCCACGTCAAGTGCCGTAAACGCGACGACACTGGCGAGATCACCAACGAGATCAAGGGCTACGCCAAGAAGGAATCGTCGACCACTGCCCAGCCGGCGGTCAACAGTACGCCGCCATGGAGACGCTCGTGATGTTCGAGTTCGAGCTGCCCTACCCGCCGTCCATCAACCACTACTGGCGGCGGGTGGGGCCCCGAACCCTGATCAGCCGCGAGGGCCGCCGCTTCCGCGAGCGCGTGCTGGCGATCCTCGCGGCCCGCCACGTCGAGCCGCTGGCGGGTCCGCTGGCGGTCGAGGTCGAGATCTATCCGCCGGACAACCGCCGGCGGGACATCGACAACGTGCAGAAGGCCCTGCTCGACGCCCTCCAGCACGGCGGCGCCTACCTCGACGACAGCCAGATCGTCCGGCTCAACATTGAGAAACGCGCGCCGGTGGAAAACGGGAAAACCATCGTTCGTATCCGGAACATCTAAATGCTGCTCTTGCGACCTTACCAGGAGGCGGCCAAGGCCGCCGTCTACGACTACCTGCGCGCCCGCGACGATAACCCGTGCGTGGTCATCCCGACCGCCGGCGGCAAGACGCCCGTGATCGCCTCGCTGTGCAAGGATGCCGTCAGCCTGTGGGGTGGTCGGGTACTCGTTCTGGCGCATGTCAAGGAGCTGCTCGGACAGACGACCGACAAGCTCACCCAGGTCTGTCCCGAGGTGCGCTTCGGCATCTACTCCGCCGGGCTAGGACGCCGGGACACGACGCACCCTGTCATCGTGGCCGGCATCCAATCGGTCTTTCGGCGTGCTTGCGAACTGGACGCCTTCGATCTCGTGATCATCGACGAGGCGCACATGATCCCGCCGGAAGGCGACGGCATGTACCGCCAGTTCCTGGCGGACGCCCGCACCGTCAATCCTGACCTGCGGGTCATCGGCTTCACCGCCACGCCTTTCCGTATGAAGACCGGCCCGATCTGCGTCTCCGCCGAGGAGGGCGGCATCCTCAACGCCGTCTGCTTCGAGGTCGGCGTGCGCGAGCTGATCCGCGACGGCTACCTCTGCCCGCTGGTGAGCAAGGCCGGTCAGACCAAGGTGGACACCGGCAGCCTGCATGTGCGCGGTGGCGAGTTCGTTGCCGGGGAGGCCGAGGAGCTGATGGACCAGGAGACGCTGGTCCAGGCCGCCTGCGGCGAAATCATCGCCTACACCCGCGACCGCCACGCCTGCCTGATCTTCGCGACGGGCGTGCAGCACGGCCGGCACATCGTCCAGGTGCTGAAGGAGAAGCATGATATCGACTGTGGCTTCGTCTGTGGCGACACACCCACAGACGGACGCGATGCAGTCCTCGAGCACTTCCGCCGCGGCGAGCTGAAGTATCTGTGCAACGTCAACGTGCTGACCACGGGCTTCGACGCGCATCACATCGACTGCGTGGCGCTGCTGCGTCCGACCCTGTCGCCTGGACTTTACTACCAGATGGTTGGCCGTGGCTTCCGGCTGCATCCGGGTAAAGACAACTGCCTGGTGCTGGACTTCGGCGGCAACGTGCTGCGGCACGGTCCGGTAGACCAACTCCGGATGGCGGAGGATGGTCGCTCCGGCAACGGTAAGGCACCCGCCAAGGAGTGCCCGGACTGCCACGCCCTCATCGCCGCAGGCTATACCCACTGTCCCGAATGCGGCTACGAGTTCGCGCCCCCCGAGCGGCGCCGGCACGAGCCGAAGGCGAGTGAAGCGGGCATTCTCTCCACCAAGATCACGACGACTCGGTATTCCGTGCGTGACGTGATCTACAGAGTGCACAGAAAGCGTGGCGCTGGCGACGACTCCCCTCGGAGCCTGCGCGTCGATTACAAGGTCGGCTGGAACGAGTACAAGTCCGAGTGGGTCTGCATCGAGCACGGCGGCTATGCGCGCCAGAAGGCGATCGCCTGGTGGAAGCGGCGTTCCTTAGATCCGGTCCCCGACACCGCCCACGACGCCGTTGTCATTGCTAACCACGGCGGGCTGGCGGTGGCCACGTCCATCACGGTCCGCCATATGGAAGGCGATCCCTTTGAGCGCATCATCGGCTGGGAGCTAGGTCCCGTGCCGGAATCGATCTCCGTAGGGGAGGCGACGGACTTCGACGCCAGTTCCATCCCGTTTTGACCCGAGGTTGTCATGGTTGCCCTGAACCACATCTTTCTGGAAGCGGCTCTGCGCTACGCCGAGCTGGGCTATCGCGTGTTCCCCTGCGTGCCGGGGGATAGCAACCCGCTGACCGAGCACGGTTTCTACGACGCGACCACCGACCCCAGACAGATCGAGCGCTGGTGGACCCAACACCCCGACGCCAACGTCGCCCTCGCCGCCGCCGGCCTGCTGGTCGTCGACCTGGACCCGCTGGAAGGAGACGCCACCAACCCCTGGCCCCACGCCGAGCCCGACAAGCACCTGGATCTGGCCGCTGCGCCCACGGCCCTCACCCCGCGCGGCGGCCGCCACTACGTCTTCGCTAAACCGGCAGACAAGGGCTGGCGCTGCACGGCGAGCCGATTGGCCCCCAAGGTCGATACGCGCACCGACGGCGGCTACATCGTCGTG